CATTTTCCTCTTCCATCTCATAATCATAATCTTCCCAATACTCGGAAAGGTCTGCATCTGCAGGATCTACATAAGGATCTCTCCATTTAGTTGTAATCCATCCAACTGCGGCTTCATAACTTTTACCTGTTGTATCGTTGTAGTCAAAGTTTGCTTCAATTAACTGTTTGTCATACCAAACATCTTCTATAAAGTCACCTAAGTGTGTTTCTACAATACTATACACTAACTTGTTAGGATCGAAAGGTTCGTCTGATTCCACAAACCAACTTGCAAACCCACCTTTTTCTGCACTATGAAAAAGCATTACAGGAGTTTGTTCTTCTGATGTTGGTTCTGTATTTGTACTAATGTAAGCACCTTCTCTGCCTTTTAAACAATAGCCTTCAACTTCCATTTCATTTTCATCGTATGCCCATTCATCTTCTTCATCTGTAATATTGCTTACAAAGAAACCACCATCTGCATAAGCACCATTTATATGTTCAATATCATCTACTGCATACCAACCTTCAATTTCATTTAAATCTTCAAATATTGCAGGAGCATCTCTATTAATATCTTCTTCATCGTCCCATTCACTCAATGCAAGTACATGTGGAATAAACGTTTCGTATGTACCTTCTTCCTCTATAATTGGTGCCCAGTATTGTGCAAAGTCTTCTGATACTTCACCAACAGCGAGTTCTCCACCATACCTACCACCTTCTATTCTATACTTAAATTTTGCCATAATATGCTCCTAGTCTAACAAGTGTCCTATATCAATTTCTGCTGGTATTTTATTTGCTTCTTTTACAAACATTGCACATGCTGGATTGCTTTTGCCTTCTAAAGGTGCTAACAACATGTGACCATTTTTTAATTTAGGAAAAAACCATTTTACGTCTTGAAATATATTTGTTATTTTTACTTCATGACATTCTAATAATCTACCACTTAAAGGATTTAACGTTGCAGTTAAAAATCCTCTATTGTTTAAACTTGTTAAAGGTATAACTTCTATACCAGTTAAATCTTCATCTGTAATTGCTATACTCCAATCCATAGGCATCTGTATATTGTGTTCGCCTATTTGTAAACAAATTGCAGGTGCATAAAAACTCTCTAAGAAAATTAGAGGTAAAAAATAGTAATCCATCCATTCAGGATCACTAGTGTCAAATACACCAAATCTTATATCATCTATCTCATCTGGTACATTATCTATTTCATAAACAGTATTATCTACGGTTAATATTTTCATTTATACTCCACTTTAGTAACTTGAAAAGGGAATCCTTGTTCTTTATAGAATGCTTTTCGTTTAGTTAAATGTCGCTTACTATATTTTAGATTACTTGTAATGTCGACAACATTCAAGTAGTCCTTATCTTCTGCTTTACGGATTCCTCTTCCGATACTTTGTATTACCCTAACAAAACTTTTACCTGGCTCTAAAAGAACCAAATTAAATATTCTAGGAATATTAATACCGACCGCCGCAACTCCGTAAGTTGCAACTATTACTTTATTATCCATTTCTGATACCTGTGCATATTCTTTTTGCCTATCAGAAACTTTCATATCTCCACTTATAAATACCCAATCAGGATTTTTGTCCATTAGTAATTCACCTGTTGCTAATCTATCAATTAGTACAAGTGTATTACCACTACCACTTAATCCTTTAATAATATCACTGATGTGTGTAACTCTACCATCATCTGTTACAAGCCATTTAAGTTCTTGTGCATAGTTATTGAAACCCAATACACCATCTTGTAATTGAAATATATTGATATCTAAGTTTGCTAAGACACCTTTATCTTGTAATTCTTTACTGCTAAGATTTCCTGTAACAGGTCCCAAACAACATGTACAACCTATTGCTTCATAATCATCTTTTGGAATAGTTCCTGTCAATCCCCAACGAATTGGAACATTAGCAAATACACCACCAAGTAAATTTCTTAATACATCTGCTTTTGCTTTGTGTACTTCATCTACCATTATGCATACAACACCTGCTAGGAATTGGTCAATAGGAAAGTCTGCCTCATACTTTTTACTTTTCTTTTCTAGTATTGCTAAACTTTGCCAAGTACATATTGTGTGAGTTTTATCATATTCTTTTCTATCACCAAATAATACACCAACATCAAGACCTAAATTTTTGTAGTCTCGTTCTGTTTGTACAACTAAGTCTTTATTAGGAACAATCACTATTGTTCTACCATAGGGCTCACATAAATCGCTTAAGGCGGCAGTTATGAGGGTCTTACCGGCGCCTGTAGCCACTTCTTGCAAACTTTGTGGATTAGACAAAAATTCATTTATAACCTGTACTTGATAATCTCTAAGAATAATAGGTTCACCTTCTGCTGGGTGTCCTTTGGGCCATGCAATATTTTCATATCTTGTTTGCTCAATGTCCTCAAAATTAAACTTCCATTCATCACGTTGGTCTTGTATTTCTATCTCATATCCATCTGCTTGAACAATGGGTATAAGTCTATCCAACAAATTCATGTATGTTCTTCCGCCAATATCACAATACCTTACACAACCATCCCACCTACCTAACTTGTATGCCGGCATATGATATGCATAAGGTAAAAAGTATTTTGCCTCTTCAGATATCTTACGTCTAGTGCTTGGTGCTAAACCAACAAACTTTACGTTTACTTCATCTCTGATTTCAAGAACACATTTAGCCATAGTTTATTATACTACCATTTTCGTTGTAATGTCAACATAATTTGTCTACTGCGATTATCATATCCAGGAAGTACTTCCACTTCTTCATCTAATACATTGTCAATACTTAATGCTAAATCAAGGTCATTAGCAAAAGTCTTAATATATCTAAAAGACAAGTTTTGTAAATCCTCTAATTCGTCACCATCATAAGGACCAGGTATTCTTTCAAACTGTCCTCTATATGTAATATTAAATTCATGGCTACCAAAAGATTGATTCCATCCAAATACAGCCATATACTTTGGTACTCTTGCTTGATCCGTATCAGTTACAGAAATTCCAATATTGAATGCTCCAAATGTTTGTGCATATCTCATACCAGTTGTTTCATAAGATCCTGTATTATAATACTTAGGATTGTAATATTCTGTTGTAGTGTTTGTTACAGGCTCACCGTTTTCATCATATGTAATTGTAACAATGTCATTAGAACCACCTGGTGTATATTCAATTGCTTCTTCAAACTCATATCTAAATAAACTTAAAACACCAAAACCAATTTCATAACCAATTGCTTCTTCTGGTAATAAGTCTAAATTAGCATCAACATAACTGTCACCATTTAATTCATATAATGTAGGTCTTCTATAACTGTTACCAACATTTAAAAAGAATGGTCCACTTTCAAGTCCAAATCTTAATGCATTTTGGTCTTCATTTCCTATTCTAAAACCAAAGTTATATTTCATGGCAAAGTCGGCATTAATGTTTAAGTAAGCACCATAATTATCTCTATTATGGTCACCACTTGCTGTCATATATTGTTCGTGACTTGCATCAACTCCATAACCAACTTGCAGTTTATTTGAAAGGTTAGTTTGGTCTCCTATTCTTAAATAGTCTGTGCTACTTTCATTCCAATATGACTCATACTCGCCTGTAAAATATTTTGCTTTATCTTCTGTTCTACCCAATGTAAAATATTCATTGTTAATTGCAATATTATATTTTTCACCATCTTGTACACAATCATTTGATGAAGCAAAATTTTCATCATAACAATTATCATAGTCATACTTGTAATCTGTAAAGTTTGCAGAAATTCTAAAGTCTTGTACGTCAAAATTTAACTTTGCGTTTTTATTAGTGTACAAGTCCTTTTCTTCATTGTCATTTCTCACACTATCTTGATTTACTTCCATTGCAGTATATTGAAACCAATCGCTTGGTGCAAGACTAACATATTTACTGTTCTGTGATCCAGCACTTACAGTAGCATTCTTTTCAATATTGTCTTTAATTAATACTGTACCAGCAATACTACCACTACCATATACAACACTATTAGCACCAGATATAACTTTTATTTCTTGTCCTGTTGCTAAGTCTGTTCCAAAATCATACCATGCACTACCAGGAAGGTTTGCAGGAATACCATTTATAAAAACTTTTGTATGCACCGTTTGGGCACCTCGTTCATTGTATCCTTGGAAAGCACCTTGACCACCAGCCGTCCATGTGTGGGCAGGTAATAGTACTCTTATTAAGGACATGCCTTTTAGTGGGTTCGCTTCTACTGTTTTTGATTGTTGTGCCACTACCACAACTTCCTCTATCTCTTCTGCTTTTGCATTAAATGATAGTAACATTATTATCATAACTGCAAACACAAAATATAAAGGACTAAAATTGATGTGAAAATTCCAATCCACATTACTTCTTTTCTTCATTCTGTCTCCAGGTTATTAGTTGTATATTAATTATACGTCTAAAACTGGAAAAGTCAAGTAAAAATTCAACTTATTTTAAAAAGGTGACACCCGGAGGAACTCCGGGTGTCTTGGTGCTCTAGTGGGGGATGACTAACGTTGAGCACCAGGGAACCGTTAGCATAGTGTATTTAACTTATATTGCTCCTGACATACAAGTTGTTTTGGCTAGTTTTTGCCAGTTCTCAGAATCCATTTTCTTAAGGTCTGCAATTTTAAGAACCATTCGCAAACTAATCTCTCTGACTATGTCTTGATTCTCAGTCATGAAGTCGATAATCTCCTTATCACCTTCTTTTCCGAACTTGTATTCATCAAGCATACCGTCTCTAACAATTTGGTTAATTCTAAGAAACTTATCTCTCTTAGAGTTCATTGTAAGATCCAAGTAATGACATCTTGACATAAGTGCCGCCAAGTGGTCCTTAATCTTCTTAGAACGAACGTTTTCAAAATCAACGTTAGTAATAAAGATACAACCACCTTTAAATTCAAATCTATCTGGAATACCTTCCCTACGAAGTGCTTGGGACTCTGACTTCCAAGTAATAGTTCTTTTCTTACCTGAATCCAAAGTAGCCTTAAGCATGTTCAAACATACTTCGTCAAACAACACACTATCACAGTCATCAAATACTAAGATGTTACCTTGTTGTGAGTTATTATAAAGTGTTTGGAAAAGACCAATTGGTGTAACAGAACCTTTAACAACTTCAGTCCTTGCAGGTTTACCAGCAACTTCCGTAAGCATGTCATAATCTTCTAAAACAGTTTCAACACCAAATGACTTACCAACTCCTGGAGGGCCACTTACTATCATACCCCTTACTGTACCTTCTGCTACAGCATGAGTCATTCTGTCCAAAATATCAAAACGTTCACGAATTCGCTCAATTGCTTGTTCGTCACTTTCCTCATCTTTTGGAGTGTTATCTATTTTAGGTTGTTCTGCATAAACACCTGGAGTAACATACTCCAAATCTTTAGTAGGATCTTCTATCAAAACCCTAATACTTGCAAATTTATCACCCATCACTTCAGTACCGTTTACAGTAATGAAGGCACCTTTTTTGCCAACGTTAAGTGGCTTAAGAATTGGAAATACAGTATCAACGATTTCGTTTTTACGGTAAGTACCAGTCTTAATTTTTACATAATTTAATGCGTTTGTCATAATGTCATCCCCGACGTTTATGTTTATGAGCAAGGACCTTTCCCTAACTCTTATATACTATTATACTTCTTTTTGAGTGTAAGTCAACCTTTTTACCACTTTTTTTGGTAAAAAAATTAGTCTTTTTTGATGTTTAGCATGAATAAACAGGTTTGTAAGCATTTTGCCTGCCATTTGGCATCATCAACAGCACTATGTAATGCTTCTTGGACGCCTTTTCTAGGGTCTACATCCATTAAACTGAATATAGTCCTGCTATCTCTGATTTGCCAATATGCCCAATTTGTGTGGGTGTTTAGCATTTTATATAGATTCTCAATAATGACCATATCAAATTGTGGGCCTTGACACCATATTTGGTCACAGCCTACAAGCCATTTATTAAGTGATTTTGTAAATTCATTCAGTTTAATTCTACCTTCTTCTGAAAAGGCTATATCCTGAATATCTTGTGGTTGTTTTGCCCACCATTCAACTGTGTTTTCATCTATATCTCTAGATAAAGCAGTTTGCTCGTCAACGTCTAATTTAAAGTCTAAGAATGAATGTGGTTCTTCATTTGTGTAAGGATTGAACTTTACACCACCCACACTTAATACTACTGCTTCTGGCGTTGTAGCCAAAGTCTCAATATCAATCATTGCATGGGTGGTCATAAGTATTCCTTAATTAGTGTGTTCTAAGCCGAACATTTGGTTAAAAACTTTTAGACCTTCTTCTCTGGTATAAACAGTTTCATTCCAATCTGTGCGTTCCCTACAATTCATATCGTACCAAACAGCAAAATTTTCATCAAATGTCATGCTTTCGTCGTATTTAAAATTAGGTTCCATAATTACTCCTTTTATTGAATAATTAAATTATACGAAAATTTGTGGTAAATGTCAACCTAATTATGCATTAAGTTTTTCAAAGAATTTTTCATAAAGACGTTTTTCCCAATAATATGCTTCACGTTCCCATGGTTGCTTACTGTATGGTACTTTAGAATAGTCGCCTTTTTTCCATTTTGCAGTAGTAGGTGATAGTTCACCTGCAATGAACTGTTTTGCATGAACTAATTCATGTGTGAGATTTACAAGCATTTCGTCTCTATGAAATCTGTATCCATTAGAAGTTCTTGCAACTTCAATATCAACATGACGTTTATCTCCCCAACAGTATCCACCTGCTTGTTCTTCTAGTGCATTGTATATCCAAATATCTATGCTTACTGCTCTACGAAGTTTAACAGGTAATATAGTTTCAACTAAAAGTTCTGATACACTCTCGACAAATTTTTTGTTTTTAAACTGACCCTGGATTTGTACATGGATCATATCTTGGCTCCTACACCACTGTTCAATGTCGCTTATAATAACATCATCTGAGATGTTGTCAACCTTTTTGTAAGTAATTGATTTGGATGGAATTATCCTATTACTATATCTTCCATTCCGGCTGTTCTTAGCCTTGTTATGTGACCTATTTGCCATTGTTTAGTATCTAATCCCTTCATTACACCCAAGTATTTGTTCCTGAGTAAACTGTATTGATTGCAAAGGTGCGTTAGGTTTATAACACTATCTTCACTGTCAACAAACTTTTCTGCATCTCTACTACTTAACTGTCTGTTGTAGGATTCTAAGTATTTTCTGAATGTTCTTGAACGTTCCTTACGAAGTTCAATATTTAAGTGTTCTAGTATTGCTTCAATTTCTTGTAATTGATTAAATCTGTGTTCAGTAATGCCAGGTAGGGCGGCACTAGATTTCTCTAGTGAGCCCTTAATACCGCATTCGTATTTGGCTTCCTGTAGTTCTTTTTCATAGTGGTCTATAGAATCAACTATTTTCCCTAAATCTTCTACTACTGAATTGTACCAACCTGCCATTTAATTAATCCCAATCTTCACTATCTTCGTCATCTTCCTCATGTAAACCGTAGTGTCCAACCACTGCGGCTTTTAAGGCGCCATCAAAAGTGTGTGCTTCGTCCTCTATGCCAATCATATCACTTTCTTCGTCAAAAACACGAACAAGATGTTCTGCGGCTTCAACTCTGTCTTTCTTTTGGACATAGTTTTTCATAGAGTCCCAAACACTAATTAACATTTGTATTTCTGGATTCATTAATCTAACTCCTCAATATTTGGATCATCAACTAAAGTTTCTTCGTCAACTTCAATTTCCTCTTCAATAGGTTCTTGAATATGACTCCACTCATCCATAATTACCTGAAGTTTGTCTCCACTCCAGCCTTTTCTGAACTCTTTAATTTCTTCACCTGTTACAGGAGAAACATAAGAAAGTTTATTTCCGACTTTATCCACGATACCTTTTGCTTCAAGCATTTCTAGGAGCCCACTATATGGGTCCATACCTTCTTCGTATGGGATTTTTACTTGAACACTTTCAAACGGTTTGCTGTAACGAGTTTTCATTACTTTACAAGCCGCTCTAATACCTTGTACTGTAGACACTTTATTGCCGTCAATATCTTCTTTAAGTTTTAATTTTTTCATTGCTACTACAATACTACTTGCATATATAAAGCCTTGTCCACCTGATATTTTATCATCAGGGTCAAACATGTCTTGTGATGCATAAGTATGGTTAGTTGCAATCAATCCTATCGGATGTGGTGCAAGTTGATTAACAGTATTTCTAACTAAGGCTGTTAATGCCTTTGGCTTTCTACCCATATCACCTTTCATATCGCCTTTTTCAAATTGTGCAACATCAGTTGGTGTAAGTAACATACCTAAACTGTCTACTACAAATAGCATTTTAGGTTGTTCCTCATATGGTAAATCACCATAGTTAGTTTTATAATCTTTTACAAAATCACTTATTGTTTTAGCAACATCATCTATCATGCTAACACTAACTTTGAGAAGTTTCTCAGGACTAGTGTCTACATCTAATGCTTGTAGCCAATCTTCATCAAGTGCATTTTCACTGTCAAACAATACTACTTGACAGCCTTGTAGTTGTGCATTACGCACTAAGTTACCTGAACAGATAAAACTTTTACCTGATCCGGACTCACCAGCAAACACACTTACTTTACCAAGGGGAACTCCTTTTTGGAAGTCCCCACTTATTAAGTAATTTAAAGTGTAGTTACCAGTTGATATCCAATCTTGAGGATCATGAAAGCCAGCACTGATTCCAGTGATGCTTTTAGTCAATCCTGTTCGGAACTTGGTTAAGTCAAATGGTTTCTGCATTGTACTCTCCTAAGAACGGTTGCGGATCATATTCAAAATATCATCTGCACTAGGTTTTTCACTACTTGCTTCTGTTGTAGGAGCAGGTGCTTCTTCCGCCGCTGGAGCAGGAGCAGGTGCTTCTGCTTTAGGTTCGTTAGTAACTTCAGGTGCTTTTGTTTCTGCAACTGGTTGTGCAGGAGCCGACGTTGCCGGTTTCGCACCACTACTTGCTGGAACATCTACGCCATAAGGCTTGTAGAAGTTACCCCACCTTTCCACATCATATAACTCACCATCAACTGATGCTTGGAACATTTCGCTAATTGCTTGTAGTTCATCTTGACCAGGTTGTTTTGGTAAAAAGTCTGACAATGTGTATAAACCATTTGTATCAATTGCCGCTAGTTCTACTTCATCTAAGCCACGTTCTTTACGAGCCCATTTTGATGTACTGTAGTCAGCATATTGACCTTTAGTTGTTTTCATAACCCTAAAATCTGTACCATTAATATAGTCAGTAGGAATGTTTTCCATATCTGGGTCCATTAATGCTGATTTGATAATGTTAAAGATTTGTGGGGATATAACAAAACGTCTGATTGGATTTTCAGGTGCTGTTTCGTTAAGTGGGTTTTCAGTTACAAATCCTTGGAAAATGTAACTTCTTTTTTTCCAATACTTACGACCCATGTCTTCAAGACTTGCGTCTTTAAACCAAGGACGTACCTCTGTTAGTACTGGACAAGTATCGCCGTACATTTCTGCACAAGGTACTTGTACTGTAACAGGTTTGCTTTCGCCACCTTTTACACCAGGAAATGACAAACGAATCATTTGTCTTTCTTGCCAAAAGAATGTGTTATCAGGGTCTGAGTCAGGTAAGAACCTGAGGACTGCTGATGTTCCTTCGTCTATATTCCAGTGTGGATAAATGGCGTTGTCGCCGCCTGTTGATGATTGGCTAGAACTTTTAGTGTTCTCCATGCTTGCCAATTTAGCCCTTATTTCTGCCAAAGATGCCATAATAATATCTCCTATGTATGTGCCATGTTTGTAATACTGTTTGTGTTTTCTGTATTACGAATGCCTAAGTTTACTTTCTTTGTGCCATGTTGTCAACCTTTTTATGTCTTTCGACACTAACCGTTGTCTTGTTATAATAGTATTTATTCTTCTGTTATAAAACTCTCGATAAATTTGGTATATTGCTGTTCTTCTGTAAATTGTTCTGCCATTTGTGCTTGTTCAGGACGTTGTGCAGAAAGTAAAGAAGCCTTAACTGCTCTATATTCAAATTGATTCATTTGTCCACCATTGCTTAGTTTATTACTAATACTGCCTAGGTAGTTTGCAAGTTGTGGATTTTTAGCAGTAGCACCTAATTGTGATACTTGATGTCCTAGTTTTGCTTCTGGTGTAGCAAAGTCTAAAGGATCTTCACTTATAAGTTCTTTAACACCTGCAAATTTTTCTGTTTCTATTACAGACATAATCATGCTTTCAAATGCAGATTGTTTGTTTACTAATTTGCTTAATGTTTCGTGTGCATTTCCTACTTTATCATCATAGTGTGTTTCAGTGAAATAGTCTTCTAAGTTGACTTCATTAACAATATCAATATTGTTCATGTCTTTAAGACTTTCAACTGCTTTACTGTAAGTTTTTACACCGCTTAATTTTTTGAACGTTTCTTTAATTGTGCTAATATGTTGTCTTGCAAGTTCTACATAGTCATTGTTTTCTTCATTTATAAGACCTTGCTTCTTAACATAGTTTGCGAATTCTTTTAATGTTTTTAATTCAGTACACATAGCAACAATACTTTCACCTACTGTATCGTGCATTTGTCCACCGTTATATAAATGTCTTGCCATTGCTCTGGCACCATTTAAGTTTTTGCTTGGGAATAAGAATCTTTCTTCGTTATTCTCAATGAATATCTTTTGTATGTTTCTACTTCTAGAACCACGTACTTCTTCGTTTACTGCTTTAGTATGTTTAACAATAATCTTTGTTCCACCTAGTGGTTGGTTACTTGTTTTAATACTGCCTCTCATAGAACCTAAACTTGCTTCTACAACAATAGTTTCTTCTACTGCTTGTTTTGATTCTTGCGGTACATTCATACCTGGAAGTTCATCTTTAATATCAGGATCATTCAATCTTTCTATATACTTGGCTTGTACCATTTTTTGTATTTTTGGTAAAGATTTATAATCACTGTCAGATAATTCAAAATCATCAACATCAGGATTATCCATTTCACCTCTATCAAATTGGTATCCGCTCATAGATTCGCTGTCTAACATATCATGCAATTCATCAAGAGCACCATCTAAAGGATCGTCATGCATATCATAACTAGGGAATTTTTCATAGGCAATATTACTTACAATAGTTGATGCGTCTTCTTTGCTCATTTGAGTGAAATCTTGTTTTAAGAAATATCTGACCATTTCA